GTAATGTTGGTGATAACAATGCAATATCCTCTTGGTATTCCACCCACACTGAGAACCAACATAGATTATGTTTTTATTCTTCGAGAGAATTACATAGCAAACAGAAAGAGAATATATGAGAATTATGCGGGTATGTTCCCAACATTTGAGTCCTTTTGTCAAGTGATGGATCAATGTACCGAAAATTATGAGTGCCTAGTGATAAATAATAACTCCAAATCGAACAAATTACACGATCAGGTCTTCTGGTATAAAGCAGACAGTCACGGTGACTTCAGATTGGGGTCAAAAGAGTTCTGGGAATTGTCGAAGGGACTCAAAGATGACGACGAAGAGGAACAATATGACCCAAATTCGGTTAAAAAACGCGGCGCAGGACAGAAAATCAGCGTGAAAAAGGCGAATAAATGGTAGAAGCGTTTAACCTTAAGGTTAATATAGATTTGGTTATATAATTCTTGCTTTCTCTTTGGAGAAACACTTTATTTTTAATTAAATTGATTTATTTTAATTAAATATTATTAATATAATACAATAAAATGAGTTTATATACGCGAAACATAGAGGAAATATTACATTTATCTAAAAGTAAAGATACACTAGTTCATAATTTAAAAAAAAATTATAAAGAAAATATTCACTACATTATTGAAAAAAATAATTATAATAATATAAAAAAATATGGAGGTCACAATAAAATTAATTATCTTCTTACATAGGAAGCATTTGAATTGTTTAAAAACTCATATAATTTAAGAATTAGATATAATTGTAAATATTAATGATAACATAAAACAAATAAATTTATGTATGCCTATTGAAAATCAAACTATAGGATTTATTGAAAATTCATATAAGGATATTTTAAATGTAAAACGTCAATTTAATATTGGAAAATATAGAGCAGATTTATATTTTATAGATTATAAATTAGTAGTTGAATGTGATGAATTTAATCACACAGATAGAGATGAAATTAAAGAAAAAATTAGAGAAGAATATATTTTATCATTAGGGAATAAAATAATTAGATATAATCCTAACCAAAAAGATTTTGATTTATCTAATGTTTTGAGAGAAATAAACATAATATTATTTTCAAAAAGTGTATAAGAGAGAAGACAAAACCGAAATCTTACTTGCTACATGGGATACAATTGCAAAAGCGGCGCTATCCGAAGGCATTTCCACTGCTAGAATGAGTCGCTGTGTTAAAAATAAAATTATAATAGACGATTATTATTATAGTGTTATTTAATCATTAATTTACTTTATTAATTTTAAATAAGGTAAAATATATTTTAAACTTTCAATTTTATTATATTATATTTGGTTTTACTTTTTACATCTTTTCTTACATGTGGATTTTTTTACTCTTTGTTTTGCTCTGGATTTTATTCGTCTTCTTCTTTTTGACTTTTTACCGCCTTTAAAAATATCAAATATAGATTTTTTAGGTTGTAAAGGTTGTAAAGGTTGTATCTCAAAATTAGAATTCAAAAAAGAACCATCTTTTCCTTTTTTTGATTGAAGATCATATTTTTCAATTGCTTCATCTGAAGGAACTAAGTATTGTTTTTTTCCATAAGTTTCAGTTTGAATAGTCCATAAAGGTTCACTCCATAAAGGTTCACGAATATTTCCTGTTATTTTATATATTAACAGGTCAACTATATCACGTAATTCGTCTGATATATAACCTAATCGTAGTGTTTTATTTAACGCATTATCTATTTGGTTATCATCAAATGTATTTAATAAATTTGTAATAGTTGTGTTTATATATTGGTCTGTGACATCAACCGTTGTAAAATTATTTAATTTTTCCATTCTACTAATTTTCGGTCCATTCTCATTAAATACTGTAGCAACTCCTCTTAAATAATTATAAAGTCTTTCTCTATTATTATTCATTTTAAATTATATATAGAATATAATTTAATTTAATCAACTTTTGCTCCACTTTTTACACGCAGTTATGAAAAGTGGAAGATTTAATCCATTTTTTCCATCGAGTCATCTTTCTTATTCGCAAAAGGACCACTAACAAGTTGACTCTGACCATTATCCGTCTTGCCAACCACAATGTTCTCTCCTTCAAACAACTCCATTTGAATGTCCGCGGAAGAAATGTTCCCACCCGACTCTTGATTATTGACACCAATTAGATTACCCTGCTCGTCTATCGACTGCGTCAATGAGTTACCCGATTTCTCCGCATTCTTGATGTTCTCCTCGATCGCCTTCTTCTTGCTCTCCTTGACACGCTGGTCAAACGCGGACTTGGCATTCGACTCATTCTTGTTTTTCTCGCTCATCAATTGGTTAAGTTCCTCCTCCATATACTCAACACGACCTGTCTTATACGCCTCGGGCTCCCAGGGCATCCATAATCCAACGGGTCCGACCATAATATCGTGATTCGGGTCAATTTCCCTGAGCATTTTACATCTCAACTCCGCCTCCTCAATCGTAGGATAACTGCCCCGAATCTTCAAACCGCGAGTGGTTGTCTGGAAGTTATGTGCGGCGCCGAATTCCTTCTCCAAGGTCTCCTCATTGTTATCAATATAGGTCTTGTAATCGTCTTCCATGCTGGTTTTAGACAAATTGACCTTTTCTTCCTTAACAAACTCTTTGAAATCATTGGAAATATCATCAAATGAAACATTGTATTTGAAGGAAACAAAATTCAAAAACTGGACAAACTTCTCCATCGATTTATTTAAATCCCACTTCTTTAGGAATTGTTCAAAAAAGAACATTTGCTTTTGTTTAATAATATTTTCGGGAGACACAAAAGACACACATACGAATTTTTGCCCGGCAATTGGTTTATCCTCTTCTAATAAGTCAACATATTTGGCGTTGGGTTTACCATTTACAATTTTTCTCTCAAATCCTTTCTTAGCAGAAGTTCTTTCTTTAGAGCGATTCATTTTAATAGAATTAAATAATTATTTTTAAGTTTTTTATCGCATATATTATTTTTTTCTTGATATTTAATATAAATGAGTGGTTTAATTGACGTTGGAGAACTTGCTAAAAGAATCATTAAATACCTGGTTGAAGGTTTGATGGTGGCTATCGCCGCTTATGCTATCCCTAAACGTTCCTTGAATATTGAGGAAATTATTTTGATCGCACTGACTGCTGCGGCAACATTCAGCATTTTGGATACATATATTCCCAGCATGGGTGTGTCTGCTAGATCGGGCGCTGGGTTCGGTATTGGCGCTAATCTTGTTCGTTTCCCTGGTGGGTTTTAAAAGTCTTTTAAAGACGACTGTTTTAAGCAACTGTTTTTTAAAAATCTAACATATTATATTTTAGTCTAAATATAATATATTATGACAAGACGTACTCGTAAAAATAATAGAAAACGTACTCGGAAAAATAGTATTAGAAAACGCAATATTAAGAAAACATATAGACAAAAAGGTGGCACTATTTTTAACCAAGCACAAAGAGAACAACTAATAGAACTTGGTTTTACAGAACAACAAATAACAACATTGCAAACGCGGTTGGGTTATATACCAAGTAACAATGCTATGAATTTAATTCAACAATCTCTTCAACAAGTTAATCCACAAACTGGTCTCCTACATACACCACAAGAAATAATTGATAGTCTTGAAGATGTTGAAGGGAAAACAGACAGTGAATCTGATTCGGATGACGAAAACGATGAACAACCACAAGAAAATGGTCTAGATGACGCTTTTATTGAAGAAGATGGTATAGAAGGCAATCAAGATAATAATAATGATTTGGTGTTAGAAGATTTAATGGGAGGAGATTTATCGAGAGGAGATTTATCGAGAGGAGGAAAGGGTAGAAAAACTAAAAAATCAAGAACTAAAAAATCAAGAAAAACTAAAAAATCAAGAAAAACTAAAAAATCAAGAAAAATGAATGGTGGCGCTTTATATGGAACCGGAGTCGGTGCAAATAATTATGACCCAAATTATTCTATCCACAACACAAGAGAATTAACGTTGTTCCCATATAAACCAAATTGAAATCAATAATATAATTTATTCTAATATTTATGAATTATATTATTTTATTTTTTAGATCTTCTAGATTTTTTACTCTTCTTCGCTTTTTTCACCTTCTTGGTATTCCTTGTCCTCTTGATTTTTCTTGTCTTTCGTCGTCTTCTACCACCAACATCAA